TCGTTCCCAGAAGATTCAAATCCTTTAGCTTTTATTATGTTAGCTGCTTTCTTATCTTCCATTCTTGATTCGTGTCGGTTTTTTGTGTCTTGGTTTTTTGTTTCTTTATTGTCTTTTATGATCTCTTTTGATGTTTCTCTTTTCTCTATCATATCCAACTCCATTTGTTTCATTTTCATGTTTAACTCAAACTCATGATCCATTAACATTTTCTTAACCTCAGCTTCAACGTGCAATGTACCTTTTTTGATTTCTCCTTTTTGAGTCTCAACTTTAATCTCGTTTTCTACCATAGCCGCTGCTTTTTGCATTTCAGCCTGAGCTGCAGCTTGAGTTTGTTGAGCGTTTGCATCTGCTTGAGCCTTCATGTTCTCTTGTTGCATTTGCTGATCTTTCTGCATCTTCTTTTTTCTTCTGATCTTAAGAAGTTGGTTTGCTAATTTAATGTTTTTAATTTCTCTTAAATCAATAACATCTTCTAAATCTATTGTTTGTTGAGAAAGAGCAGTTTGTATATTGTTTTCTAACAATTGTTTTTCCTCTTCATCTGGAGCTAACTCTAAGAATATACCAAAATCATAAAGATGTAAATTCTTCATTTCTTGAAGAGTAGCTACGTTGTGAGACCCAATAGCCTGTACAAAAGCATTTGCCGTTGGAGAGTATTCTAATATATCTGATATTCTTAAACAAAGCTGTTCACATATACTTTGTGTTATAAAAGCTCCACCTTGTAATATGTGCCTTGTTGCTGTATTTGAATTAGCTGCCGCTAGTTTTTGTACTCCAACTAAAGCTTTTGGATCTGGAGTTGCAGCGTCTCTAGCTTCGTTTAACCCAGTCGTATCTCTAATCATTTGTAGATAGTAGTTATACGTACCAATTAAACTCTGCATCTTAGCTCCACCACCAGATTGTATTTCTTGAATAGGAATTTTACCACCATTTTGACCACCATCCATAGTCATCGATCTACCAATTATACTACCAGTTTGAAAGAACATGTTCAAAGCTTCTTGTGGGTTATAGTTAGTTCCGTTACCTAAGTCAATCTCTGCTAAACCATCCGCGTCTAAATATATTCCATCTGGAATCATTCTAGACATTACTTGTTGAAGCTTTAAGTGTGTAAGTTGAATCATATCAGCAAATCCAGTTATTCTGCCAACAAGAGACTCTATTCGTCCTTCGTACATTCTTGGGGCTACTATAGAATAATTCATAGTAACTTTATTAAAGTCACTTTTAGGACGCATCATATTTTTAGCTTTTCCCCACTTTATTAGTTTTTGAGTTCCTAATACTAAAGCTCCCTCCATTAAACATTCTATTTTTCTACTAATTTTTTCAAAAGCTAAACCCTCTCCTGCTGGCGGATTAAAACTATCGTCTTTTTCTATTAACTTTTGTAGTCCAGTTGATGTTTTTTTTACTTTATAAACCTCATGAGTGTATGTTTTGTAGTTAAAATAAAGAATATCTATTTTGTTTTTATCTTTATTTAAATTTTTTCTACCTCCAGACCTATAATTATATTTATAATTATTTTTTGTTAGATCTTCTAGCTCTCCTTCTGTTATATCTGGAAACTGTTTTATTAACTCGTTTATAGGTATTGACTTTACTTCTCCAACGTAGTATATATCGTCAAAATAAGGTGAGTCAGTATGGGAGTAAACTAAGTTAGCTGGATCAACATATTCTACTGTGACACCTTCAGCTGTGTTGAAGGTAGTTTTTGAAGCGGCAATACCACAAACTGTTAAATCGTATATTAACCTTTTTCTAGTAAGATCATACTTGTTACCATCTAACAAAACGTTTATAGCTTGTTCTTCTGCTATTTCTACGGCCTGCTTATAATTTAACGACATGTGTAAATCTAGCTCTTCTTGTGTTTCTGGTATTTCCTCTTCTTTATTTTCTTTAAGATCAACGTTCATTAGATTTTTAGCCATTTGATCAAACTCCTTGGCTTTCATATCGTTCATTATACTTTGCATGTATGTTGTTCTTTTTTCTACTCCGTATGGGTCTTGAGAATAAGCTTTTATAGAGTACTGTCTTTCTGATATACCATTAACAACTATATCTACAAATTTAGGTATAATTGGAACTGGCTTCCAATCTAAATTAAGATACGACAAGTCACCGTTAATAGATAACTCGTCTTTATATTTTTGTATTGATTGTTCTCCTCTAGCGTACAACCTTAGTTTATGAAAGTTGTTTAAGTGGTTGTTATATCTATTGTATCCGTTTCTCTCTCCGTCAAACCATTCAGCCTCTATAGCTTGCGCTACTCTCAACCCATAATCATAGGATGATTTTTCGTTATCGCTAACTACTTGACTTGGAAAATGATGATTACCTCTCATATTATTTTTTAATTAATTTAGACATACCACCTGTGTTTGAATACTTAGCGATATTTATGTTTAATTTTGGTTTCTCTATACTTGCGTTTGGAGTATATAAATGTCTATTACAAGCCATTATAGCTAAACCAGAACTAATAGATGCGTCAAACTTTGTTCTTTTATTTATATCAAATCTACTCCAATCGTTTAATGTCTCGTTGAAATATACATTTCCATAATTACCATCACCTAAATGACCAACGTGTTGTTGTATGTACATTTCAATAGCGGCTGCGTGAGCTTGTTTTATATCCTCACTTGAGTTAGGTATACCGCCAATTTCTTTTTCTGTTACAGATAGTTTGTTCCATGTTTTATCCGGTCTATTCATACTGTAACCTCTATAACCTCTTCTTCTTAAATGGTATAATAATCTTGGTTTGTTGTTCTCTGCTAGTATAGGCATTCCGTAAAACACGCAAGCCATTAACACATCTTCAAAAAATATCTCAGCAGTTTGTGGTCTAGCTATATATTCTAAAAACATATGGTTTGGAGGAGCGTCTTCCATGCTAAACTTAGTTAATCCATGTAATGCTCCGTTAGACCCCTTGCCATCAACAGTACCTGATATGTCGTAACTATCACAACCAAAAGCCCCCATGTGTTCGTTTGCGGGATATTTAATACCGTTTTTTTGAATAATTTTATTTTGCATATGTTGAGGTGGAACCCAACTTATTTTAAATCTACCTTTTGGATCTGGGTAAAACATAACGTTTGTATCTTTAATTCCATTTATCCATTGAAAATTTCCGGTGTTAACATTCGCCGTGCTACCAATTCCTTCGTTATAATCTATTTGCTCGTATATTCTAACTAAGTTAAATATAGAGTTTTTAGCTTCATCTCTAAACGCGTGCTCTGTTGTTCTTGGAAATTGTCTGTAGAATTCATTTAGACCATCGCTATCCGATTTTAATCCCTCTGCTTCGTTTTCCCAGTGTTCTACTATACCTACGTCGATTAATTCACCATCTGGTCCGAGGACATCATTATCTGGACTATCGAATACTGGATATCCGTATTCATCAATAAATCCTTCGTAGTTCCACTCCATTGGGATAAAAAGAGAATATAAACCAGACTTTGTTTGTCCATTTTTGTTTCTTGAAGTAACGTCTGAAGCATTATATAGTTTTTTAAAGTTACTTCCTCCTTTGTCTAAAGCGTTTGAAGTACTACCCATCATACACTTGCCAACTATTTTACTACCTAGTCGTAAACATGTTTTTGTAACTCTCCAGTTATTTAATATGTTATCAGGTCTTTCCCACTTTCCACTTTCATCATGAACCAATAGATTTAACTTTTCACCATCGTAACTGTTATCTCCTGTATTCTTCCAATCTATTGTTGTATCTAATCCTTTAATGTCTTCGAGCTGTTCGTTCGCTGTAATCTTCTTTCTCGTAAACTTACTAGCGGGAACACGATAAGCAAGCTCGGATTTTGGACGATCCATTCCATCTTGTATAGGTTTAAAAAAGAAAGGATAGTTAATCGATATAGGAACAACTTTGTCTGTAAACATTTTTTTAGCATCCGCACCTGATTTTGATAGTATACCATATCTACTATCACTTGATATAGTAGCTAAATTAACTGTTTCTGCTGACGACATAAAAGAAAACCCTGATCTACGGTTTTTAAGGTAGCATATTCCGTAACATCTTTTATCTGCCTTGCAAGCTTCCCAAAATATATAGAACAGTCTGTTTGCCTCTCTAAAATCTGGAGCTCCAACATCAATCTTGCTCCATTGTAAATACATATAGTGCGTACCAGTTATCCAGGTTGGCTTACCATTATTCATAAACCAGAAACCCTCCTCTCGTCGTTTAAATTCTTCGTCTATGTAATCGTACCATTTTTCTTTATTGTTTTCCGGATAACTCCTCCAATCGAATATGTTCTTGATCCTTTCGAGCTCTTTAGGATGGTCCTGTTTAACCCATTTGTTTTTCGGATGCTTATATACTTCTTTAGGTGGTTTCGGTAGCGCTATAATTAAATTTTGTATCTCTATGATCTCACCTATAATTCCATTGTGAGATAATACTATTAAATCATGTTCTTTGTTGTAACCATACTTCCACTTCTTACCTCTGTTCATTCTGGTAATAGTAGTTCTTTTTATTGGTTCAACTGTGTTAACTAAACTTTGCTTGTACATTACTTAGATCTACCTTCTGCGAATCCTTTAAAGACTTTTTTCTCTGTCTCTTCAGGTGTTTTACCCTCAAGCAGGTTTTCTTCTTCTTCAATTCTGTTAAGTATTTCAAATGCGTCAAATATAGCTAGTTTTTTAGTAGCCGCTGCATTTTTCAATCTATCTGCTGATATATCTTCTTTAGAATCCACAATAGCTTCTTTAGCTACTTTAATCAGCTCTTCAACTGCCTTACGCCCAGCTTGGATTATATTCTTCTTCGTTTCCTTGGTATTCATATTTAATTGTAATAAATTGTGTCATAACTCTATATAGTCTTTTTCCATCGACTACAAACTCGTATGTTGAAAAAGGTGTGAATCCTACTAGATCTCCTTTTTCGTAAGAACCATCAGTATGTTTAACAATACCAATACACGACTCTTCTTGATCTACTCCTAAATGTTTTCTTTCCTTGATGGGTTGTACAAAACAATATCCTTTAGGGGCTTTCCACTTTTCGTTTCTTTTATATAAAAATATTTGATCTTCTTTTACAAGATAAGTATTTTCATCAAAGAAACTTCTACTATTTCTTTCTTTACCTTTAACGTCATGCCAACGTCTAAACACGTTGTGATGCGTTATAATAGTATCTCCAGGTTTTATTTCTGTTTCAAAAGCTGTAGGAACGGATTTAACAATAGCCTCTCTATTTACAAATTGATGGTTAAATATCTCTGTGTTTAATATAAGATCTTTATCATCAACCTTTGCAGTATTGTTGTATCTGTTTCCTTTTGGCTCTATAACAAAGTCAAAAGGTGCTTTCATTAGTATTCTAGATTATACTCTATTGATATACCCATGTTTTTGTTAAAGTCTTTCCATGGCAGTACGTCGTTTCCTTTCTTAATATATATAGAGTACTTATCGTCTTCCTCTATTATATCACATATTTTATGGCCACCATATACCTCTTGGCCAACAGCATAGTGCATCGCATCGTTCTTGTAGTCTTTACCTACAGTAATCTTTCTAATTAGCTTGCTCATCTTTATTGTGATTTATAGTACCATCTTGAATATTAATATCAGCCGTACCATAAGTCTTTTCAAACTCAGCTTGCAGTATACTTAATTTTTCCTGTAAAGTTGAAACGTAATGTAATAAATTATGTTTTTTACTTTCGAAACTTCCAATTTCCATTTGAGCTCTATTTAAATCGCTCACTATTGATTGTACTTGATTTAATTCTTCGTTTGTAACTTTAGAAGGTTTTTCAGCCTTCAACTCCTTAATTTTTTTTGTTGTGTTTTTTGCCATTTTATTTAATTTTAATTAATTATTTATATTGTATTTAAATATGTATTAAGTAAAGTTTTATCTCCACTACTTAAAACATCATTGAAGATCAGTATTTCGTACATCTTTATCGTAATTAATGGAGATCCTACTTTTGTTATATCAAAGGTTGTAGATGTCGCAATGTTATCTGTGTACCCAGCCGCTACGCTTTGAGCGCTATTATTAACAAAGACTCCAACGTCTCCATTTGACGCTCTATCTATTCCAAGATTTACCTTAGTATCTGCTGACATTCCAGATGTGTCAAAATCCATTCTTGTTCCTATTTTGACTCTAAGACTTGAGTCGCTTTGAACCTTTACCCAATCTGTACTCCCTCCTTTTATTATCCAATCAACAGCAACGTCACTAGACTCATATCGAAAATAAAAAGAAAAAGTACCTAGAGATAATGGTGTACCCCATTCTAAATTATCTCCAGATTCAACAAACTTAATAGCCCCGCTATCGTACTGTGGAGAGTCAGCCGTGTCTCCTGTTGCAGTCAAGTTATTACTCCCTTCTTGGTCTGCCCAAGCTGTAATATCTCCGTCTCCATCTTGCGTAATACCTGTGTCATATTTATACCAGTGTATCAGACTTGATATACTAGCTGGCGTAAATTCTTCTAAAGCCGCTCCTCCTATAATTGCATTTCCTAATCCTAACATTAATCTTCTTCTTCTTGCCAATCAGAGCTTGTTACAATATCTATAATTTCGTCTTTGTTATACTGTGTTACTCCATCTAAAAAACTAGGTGTGTTACCGTAGAAAGATATTAAAGCTAAAGAGTTGTCTAAAGACTTTCTAGTTGTTTCTAAGGAACTTTGCTCTACTAAATTGTAATCTACATTAGAAAGATTACTTATGTTTATTATTACGTATTTTTTCATTACGGTATATTTGTTGTTATAGCCGGAGCGTTAACATATGTTCCATCTTCACCTACTTCGTTTATAGCTACTGTTCCAGATTTTTCCTCAAATCTAAAGTGAGCAATTAAAGCAGAATTAGAAACATGTGACCCACTTACTAAATCTAAACCTTTATCACCAGTGGCACCTCCAGAGTTGTATATTACCGCTATTTCAGCGTCGGTTAACTGTCTTCCGTAAATAGCAACATCTTTTAAATCTCCTTTAAAATAAGAGCTACCCGCTCCATTAGAAGCTATAGACGCGTTATTTATAGTTAAATCCAAAGTTCCAACACCGGGTATAGTTTCTTTTTTAACCCCATCAATCCAAAACTCAGTAGTATTATCTGTTGCGCTTACGGTACCTACTAGATGATGCCATATTCCATCTCCTTCGTAAGTAGCTCCAAGAGCATTTGTTGAACCTCCATTGCAAACGTCTGCCACGTTTCCAAACTTAGTTGTAAATCTAAACTCGTTTGAGTGTGCGTGATACACAAGAATAATTTGATTCTCTGTGTTAGAGGAGTTTCTACATTTGAAAATATTAACACTAGCTGAAATACTAGCACCTAATTTACACCAAACAGATACACTGAACTCTGATTCATCAGTTCTTACTTTTTGCGCTATTGCTTCTACTAAATTATCAATATTAATATCTTGATCAGAACCATCAAAACTACGCGCTTGCGTGTTGTGTAGATTAGATACCACCGGAGAACTAATTGGCGCTATGCCTAACATTAGGCTCTATTTCTGTAATCTGGTCTTGGCGCTACATATACCACTGCAGATCCAGAGTGCAATTCTACATTGTCCCACATTCCATATATAGTAACACCTTTTGGAAACACGTCTGATGTAGTTATTGGATCAGCATCTTCGTTACTTTCGTTTGTAGTATCTGCAGCAGCAGCGTTCCACATAGTATCTACTGCTAACACGTCGGTTCCTACAAAAGCAGTGTCACCCATACCCATATTAACGCCACCGTCAAGAGATTCCAACGCTTCAAAAGCAACATCTGTTATCATAGTGATAGCACAAACATAATATTTAGCTGTTACAGCTGTTAATAGTAATTTAGCGCCGTCTCCTTTTAGAAATGTAGATCCGAACTGCCCGAAGCCATAAGCGACCTCTGTTGAATTTTGTCCCATTATTTTTTTACTTTTTCTAGTGATCTACCGCCAAAGTAAGCACCGATCACTGTTATTAATACTAATTGTAATAAGTCTACCCACGAAGCTTTAACCTCAAAAGCAATAACACCAGCATCGATAAAAACTAACAATACTGTTGATACAACTAGAAATATTAAAACTAGTGGTCTTATATTTTTTGATAACCAAGAGTCCGACTGCATGTCCATCGACCATCTTTCAGTCACTTGCTTTTGCATCTCAGCTTCGTAACTCATTATCATATCTTTTATTTTCTTTTCAGCTTCAAGCTTCTCTTCTTTAGACGTGTGTAAGTTATCTATAACTCCACCTACACCTTTTACTAATTCATTAGCCCCACCTGAAAATATACTTGCTAATATACTCATGTTTAATACCCTGATTTTTTATACTTATTGAAAGGCGTAGGTTTATTTCCAAAATTAAAAGCCTTGTAATCTTGTGGGTTTCTATAGTTTTTATAAGGCGAAGCCATTTCCATTGGCGTGTCTCCAACCCCGCCCATTGTATCATTTGTTTCTAATCCTTTAATCTCTTCACCTGGCTTTAGTTTTTGTACATACATACCGTTTTCATCTTCTCTAATTTCAGAATAGTCTTGTACGGCTGTTTGAGGGTAATCTTCAGGGTCGTGACCTGACAATTTAAACTGAGCCTCAAAATCATCTTCATCAACTAAGTCACCCACTTTGTAATTTAACTTTATTTGTCTGGAAAGATATATTTTCTTAGTTGGGTCAGCTTGTGTTTCTCCACCTACTGCTGCTTGCATTAGTGGACTTAATCCATTTATGTTCATATTTATATATTTTGATGAGGAGATACCCCCTCGTTTAATTCACCTCCTAATTTATTTTTTGGACCAAGTTTCATAGGCATTGCTCCTTCCATTTCTTCTTTAGCTTCTTCTTTTAATAGTTTTTTACCAGCTTCAGCATCTTCATTTCCACCTCCACCGCCAAATAAATTTTTAGCACCTTTTATACCAGCTCCAATAACCTCAGACATTCCACCAGTAGCAACACCTAATCCTACTCTACCAGCTTTTTTCATCCAATTAGGCATTGGAAGTGGACTATCTCCAGCTTCTTTCATTTGAAACGCAGAAGAAGGTGATCTACCATCTTTCAGGTTTACTGTCTCTGATTTTTGATTTATACCAGGGAGCGTGTGTCCCTTCATTTTAAAACTTCCTTGTTTTTTTCTTGCCATTTTTTTTAATTTATGTATTTTTCTTTTCAGCTTCTTTTTTAGCTTTCGTACCTACTTTGTAGGCTAACTTTTCCCACGGAAACTCTTTCCAACCTTCTTCTCTCCACTGTCCGTTATATTTTATTTTACCGTCTTTTCTAGGATATTTCTTACCTCTCCAGGTTACGTCGTTATCTGAATAACCTAACTCGCCTTTTTCCATTCTAGCCATGTGATCTCCTTCGTGAGCCACAACCTCTGCTTCTAATGAGCTTCCTTTAGGTATGTTTTTGTTAACAAAGATAGTACCGTCGTTATTAGCCTCGCCAGCTATACCATTATCTAGTTCTTTTCTTTGCATTTTAAACACCATGTTCTTGTGTTCTCCCGTGCCTTTTAATACCGATCTATTTAGTTTGAACGCCATATTATCTTTCTTTATCTTTTATCATATCATCTATAGATTTATTGAAAACCTTGTC